TCCTCCCTTTTTTGTATCTATCGTTACACTAAATGTATAAAAAACGTTTATAAATGGTAAAATAAATATACTTTGCCTTTTTATCTTGTTGAGAATAGTTCTCTGGATACTACCCAATAATACCTTCTAAAATGTGTTCAGGTCTTGTGATCTTAGCGTGCATTCTATCACCTCTCCGCGAAAATGTCAAGCGGGCAGCGATAAGATTTTCTGAGGATTGACACCGTATTTTTATCAGTCATGCTTATAAATAACAGGTGCTAGGTTGACAATAATTCTCAGACATTCTATACTCAGTAAGTATCACCAACGGAGTCAATCATGTCAGTCGCTATCAGTCAGGCACAGAAGCAACGTTATAGAATCACGCTAGACTTAGAGGTGATGGAAGACTTTGACCCGCATCAGATTTCCTGGGAAGATCTATTTGAACTGGAAGGATCTGAGAGGGTGATTGACAGTTATGTAGAAGACCTGAGTAAACCTGTCAGTTGGTAATCAGTGCGGGTTGACAGACAGTCTTATAGGTGATATTATGGGGGCAGGGTAACACCGTGATTTGGCAGTTATCGGCGGTTCGTTGATATCGTGCCGGGGCGCGATGCCGTATATAAAAACGCTAACTACCCTAACCTACAGAGGTGACAATTCGAGCATGATATATAATTCCGAATTGAATTTCATTTATAGGAAAAAAATTTCGCCCAAAAAAATTTTATGGAAAAGGTTTATCACATCTATGCAAAGCAAGAGTGTTTATACAATAATCTAAGTGAGAAGCAATTTAATAAGACATGGGAAACCCTCAAGGGAATGGTTGGTCTAATGAAGACTGATTATGAACTTGAGGATTTGTCATATGAGGAGGTGTGTGGAAAACCCCCATGGGGAAAAGAAGAACATTCTTGTTGACACACCATACATATACTGATAAACTTATAATGTAGTGATTACGAACTCATGGCAAAAGGATTTACTGTAAAGGCTGCGACCCCTAAGAAGAAGGAAGCAGAATTTGACATTGATGCGATCAAGGAGAGAATGAAAGGTAAGACCATTGTGTTCTGCCTACCTGGTCGTGGATGCTCCTTCATCTTTCTGAAGAACTTTGTACAACTGTGCTTTGATATGGTACAGAATGGAATGAGTATTCAGATCAGTCAAGATTATTCTTCGATGGTCAATTTTGCCCGTTGTAAGTGTCTTGGAGCAAATGTTCTCAGAGGACCAAAGCAGATTCCCTGGGATGGCAAGTTGCAATATGATTACCAACTGTGGATTGACAGCGATATTGTTTTTAATACAGAGAAGTTCTGGCAACTCTGTGATCTTGCAATCAACGAAGAAGGAGAAGAGAAAGAGATTGTTGCAGGATGGTATGCCACTGAGGATGGAACAACCACCTCTGTTGCACACTGGTTGGAAGAAGATGACTTCCGTCGTAATGGTGGAGTCATGAACCACGAGACTGTGGATTCTATCAGTAAGCGGCGTAAGCCTTTCACTGTAGACTACACAGGTTTTGGATGGGTGCTCATCAAGAAGGGTGTCTTTGAGAACCTTGAGTATCCTTGGTTTGCACCGAAGATGCAAGTCTTCGAGTCTGGTGCAGTACAAGACATGTGTGGAGAGGATGTCTCATTCTGTCTCGATGCAAAGGAAGAAGGATTCGACATCTGGTGCGATCCTCGGATTCGTGTTGGTCACGAAAAAACTCGTGTAATTTGATCGGAGAGTATTATGGCAATCATGAAAGGCGGCGGGTACGTCGAAGGAACCCCGAAAAAGTCTCGTCAGGGACAGGGCAAGCATACAAAATTGTCCGCGACTTCTCGTAACGGTGCTAAGAAGCGATATAGGGGACAGGGTAAATAGTAGAAGATACATTTATTCATAATGGCTGCTTTAATTTGCAACCTCCCCTCGGTTGAGGTCTGGGTACGAAAAGAATATCTCACCGACCATCAATCTGGTCATGGTGAATTTGTAAAGGGCGTCTGGGTATCGGCAAAGTCGATTCCTGGACGTGCTTTTTATTTTGAGACATATTTACCAGAGTATGCTGCAATGTATGACAAATTGCCTATAAGCGCGTTTGTCTCGGAACCTGTGACACCTAATCCTGATATGGATTTACCTAATCTACAATTTTGGAATTGTATGGATTATGGTGTGGTTGCAGTACAGAAGCAATTCATTGGTTCTATGGACTATGAATTGTATACACGCGACTTTGGTATTCAAAAAGGCACATATGTTTGCACATTAGACAATTATCACCAGGATCCTGATGTTGTTGACTATGCAACAAGTGAAAATCCTGCTGAACACAAGTCATCTAACCTTATTGAACTAGATAATGGACAGTATGCACTGTATCCTAACAACAGAATGCGTATTTTTGACAATAGTTTGACACCTGTTGATCCAAAAATGCCCGATTTTAAGGTTTCAACGCAGTATTATAGTGTTGAAAACGGTTATGAACGACTTGGAATGGGTCGTGAGGACGAATATTTCTGGAAAACAGCAAAAGAACGCGAAATTTTACCAAAAGAAGAGGAAAATGACTCCAAATAACGACTTTTTAGACAATTTGGGCAACGATCAGCACCAAAAAATGCTTCGTGAGATCTCAAATGACGATATCACACCTAAAAAACGTGATACAAAGAAAAAATCCGAAATTTATGAGATCAATGACGTTGACAGCACAATTGACCCGATGATTCTTAACGAATTTTGATGATATTGGTTGATAAATAATACATAATTGCTGCAATATTGTGCCAGTAGAGAGGATCAGTAGAGGTTTCAAGGATATTAGCTCCTCTTTTAAGGTTAATCCCTTATCAGAGGACCTAATTGCCATAAAAAATGAGACCGCTATTGCCCGATCTGTACGCAATTTAATATTGACATCACCTGGTGAGAGATTTTTCAATCCAATCTTAGGATCTAGAGTTAGTAAACTACTTTTTGAATCTGTTGATCTAATTACTGCAAATGCAATCGAAGATGAAATTAGAGTAACGATTGAAAACTTTGAACCAAGAGTTGAACTAACTTCGGTTGATGTAAAAGCAGACTTAAGTGGTGGCGAATATAACGTAGCTATTCGATACAATATTATAGGAATAGATGCTTTACCACAACAGTTAGCATTCGTATTACAACCAACACGCTAATGACATTAGTAAATTTTGCAGATTTAGACTTTGATCAGGTCAAAACCTCGATCACAAACTATCTGAGAGCAAACTCAGACTTTACTGACTATGATTTTGAGGGATCAAACCTCTCAACAATTATAGATGTACTTGCATATAATACGTATATTACTTCATATAATGCCAACATGGTGGCAAATGAAGTTTTTATTGATAGTGCAACCCTTAGAGAGAATGTAATATCACTTGCTAGAAACATTGGATATGTTCCTAGATCTAGAAAAGCAGCGAGATCAACAATATCCTTTTTTGTCAATACATCCGACTTTAGCATAAAACCAAGAACACTTACACTGAAGGCAGGTGTTGTAGGTATTACCCGTGCATTTGGTAGAGAGAGTTATTCATTCTCTGTTCCAGAGGACATTACAGTAACAGTCAATAATGACATTGCTGAGTTTAATAATATCGTAGTATATGAGGGAACATTAGTTTCCCAAAACTTTACGATTGATGCAACAATTCCTAATCAAAGATTTTTACTTGATAACGTAGGTATTGATTCATCGTTGTTGACTGTCAATGTCGCAACAAATGAAAATTCAAGTGTATCACGTAATTATACTCTTGCAAATAGTTTATTCGATATAAACGGAGAATCTGCAGTGTATTTCCTGCAAGAAATTCCTGATGAAAAATATGAAATAATTTTTGGTGACGGTATCTTTGGTAAGAAATTACAAGAACCAAATTACATTACCGTAAAATATATGGTATGTAATGGTGCTGATGCAAATAATCTTGCAAGTTTTACCTTTGCTGGAAATATAGTTGATGAAGGATCAAGAGTTGTTGAAAACGGCATTTCACTTATTACTGTCAATGATGCCTCACACTCTGGTGGATCAATTGAAAGTGTAGAGTCAGTCAAGAAATATGCAACAAGAATTTATGCATCAAGAGAAAGAGCAGTCACTGCTGCTGATTATGAAGCATTGATTCCTACAATCTATCCACAAACCGAATCTGTTTCTGCATACGGTGGTGAGGAATTGAATCCTCCTCAGTTCGGAAGAGTCTATATTAGTATCAAACCATACAATGATCGTTACCTCTCTAATCAAATCAAAGATAATATTGAGAGAGATCTGAAAAAATACAGCGTTGCAGGTATCGTCCCAGAGGTCGTAGACCTGAAATACCTCTATGTTGAGACTGATAGTAATGTTTACTATAACAGCAACCTTACAGCGTCTTCTGATGCCCTCAAAACGTCTGTTATAAGCAATCTTACGTCTTATGCTAATTCAACTGAATTGAATAAGTTCGGCGCAAGATTCAAATATAGTAAGTTTTTGAATGTTGTTGATAATACTAGCAATGCAGTCACGTCAAACATAACTACTATTCAAATAAGAAGAGATCTTAGAGCAGTATTGAATGCATTTGCTGAATATGAGATTTGTTTTGGTAATCGATTCTTTATCAAGAATCATGGACACTCTCCAGTAAATGGTGGTGCTGTTGTTGGATATAATATAAAGTCATCTGGATTTACTGTTGATGGTATTGGATCTACCGTTTACTTAGCAGACACCCCCTCAGCAGGACTTGAGAAAGGGACCATAAATCTTATTAGATTGGAATCACCATCTGAACCAATTGTCGTAAAGCGTAATGTAGGAACGATTGATTATGTAAAAGGTGAAATCAAACTAAAACCAATCAATATTACATCTACAGTCATTACAAGAGGAATACCATTAATCGAAATCTCTGCCATTCCTCTTTCAAATGACATCATCGGATTACAGGATCTTTATTTGCAACTAGATACTAATAACGTTTCTGTTTCTATGGTTGCAGATCAAATATCCTCTGGTGCTGATGTATCGGGTTCTAATTATGTTTCCTCCTCAAGTTACTCAAACGGTAATTTAGTTCGTGGCAGTGTCGTTACATCACGCACTACATCTGGCGCTACAACGTCCACCAGTGCCTCTACAAGCGCCGTTAGTGGGTCTACAAGCACAATGACCCCCTCGACTACATATTCGTCACCAACAACCACCACTTCATCATCTTCATCCTCGTATTAATAATATAACGACAAAATGGCAGAGACAAGAGTTAAGATACAGTCAATTGTTGACAACCAACTTCCCGATTTTATTAGGGAGGATTCACCTCTTCTTGCGGATTTTCTAAAACAATATTACATCTCCCAAGAATATCCAGGTGGATCATATGATATTATTCAAAACATTGATGAGTATCTTAAGTTAGAGGAATTATATAAGTCTGTTGAATCTACAGTATTGACTTCTGACATATCTTTTACAGATACGTCAATATCTGTAAGCGGAGTCACAAACACCCTTCCTACATGGACAAGAGGATTTCCTGATAGATATGGTCTGATCAAGATTGACGATGAGATTATTACATACACTCATAAAACTCTTACCAGTTTTGAAGGATGTGTAAGAGGTTTTAGTGGTGTTACTTCATATTCAAAACCAAACTCACCAGAAGAGTTAGTCTTTAGTAGTTCAAAGGCAGCAAAACACACCGCTCAAACTAGAGTTTTCAACCTGAGCGTTTTATTCTTGAATGAATTGCTCAAGAAACTTAAGAAGCAATTTATTCCTGGATTTGATGAGAGATCATTAGACTCTGATTTGAATCAAAGATTGTTTATCAAACAGTCAAAAGATTTTTATGCTTCAAAAGGAACTGACAAATCATTCAAAATTCTCTTCGGCGCATTATATGGAGAGAACGTAGAAGTAGTCAAACCAAGAGATTTTCTCTTTAGACCTTCTGATGCAGGATATAGAAGAACTAAAGATTTAGTTGTTCAAGCGATTGAGGGAGATCCACTCACTCTTCTCAACAATACTCTTTATCAAGATGCCAACGATACTTATGGTATTGATGAAGCGTATGCTCCAATTACTGGTGTTGAGAAAATTTCAATCAACAATGAAGACTATTATAAACTAAGCTTCGATTCTGATTATAACAAGGATCTTGTTTTAGATGGATCTTTGTATGGAAACTTCTCTGTTCATCCATTTACAAAATCAGTATCAAAAGTATCTACTGGATCTACTGTTATTGACGTAGATTCAACTGTAGGATTTCCTACCACAGGAACTCTTGTATTAAAAAATGCAAATATTAGTATTGCTTACACAGGTAAGTCTATTACTCAATTTTATAATGTTAGTGGACTGAGTAAAGATCTTGGATTATCTGAAGAAGTAAGACTGGATGTCAATGCGTATGGATACAGTGGCATTACAACCGAAAATCCAATTAAGGTAAGAATAGGATCTGTTCTTGATGAAATTGTTATCCCAGAAGAAACCTTTGGGTTCCAGACAGGAGACACAGCAAAAATTCAATCATTAGGAATATCATCTGCTACCATTCGCAGACTGAACTGGATTGACAATATTTCAAACACTTTCAAAATCGAGTCATTCAATATACAGGACTCTTCAAACTTTACATACGAAATACAAACTTTTGATAAAAATAATCTGAAGATAGGTGATGAGGTTCAGGTCAATGAAATAGGAAAGATTGGAGAAGTTGTCGATATTGTCTCAGCAAATAGATTTTATTTGACTGGTCAAGGGGAACTGCCCTCAACTGATCTCTCTATAACTAGAATTATTAAGAAAGTTGATTCAGTAATTCACCCATATCTGAATCAACAGAGTGCAAACGTTCAAAATACATATACCAATTTTAGCGATGAAAGTTTAGTTGCATCCTCATCGCTTCCTTTCTATAAGGAGCAAAAACTAAACACATATGATAAGAAAGTTACAATCTCTGGATCATTCAGTGGTACAAATCTAAAAATTACTTCAACCACTGATCACGGTTTTTACACTGGGGACAAAGTTTACTATAAACCATCTACGGTTGTTAGCACAGAGATTATTGAAGGATTTACTGTAAACACAGACACTGATAGCAAATTTCCTGAACTAGATGAAGGATTGTATTATGTGAATCGTGTTGATTCAACTTCAATCAATCTTGCAAGCAGTCCATCAAACCTTGCAGAAAGTAAGTATATTTCTGTTTCTGGTATTGTAACTAATAACACTATTCAATATTTTGATTTCAATGACAAATTATTAGAATCACAAAATATTCTGAGAGAGATCAAAGATCCAGTTAGAAAAAGTGGAGACTATACAACAAATCCTGGAAAAACTGGAATACTTATAAATGGAGTTGAAATTCTAAATTATAAATCTTCTGAAACGGTTTTCTTTGGAAAACTGAATGATGTTGTTGTTACAGCGCCTGGATCAAACTATGATATTATAAATCCTCCTTTATTAAAGATTACCGATTCTCAGGGAATTGGTGCAACAGGCACAGTTTCTGTAAGTGGATCTCTTGAAAAAATTCAAATTGTTGACTCTGGTTTTGACTATCTGAATACCCCAACGATTGATATCACAGGCGGCAATGGTAGAGATGCTTTTGCATATCCAAGTTTGAGCGATGTTGAACACTCTGTAAACTTCAACTCAGATTCGTCCAGTGTTGTTTCTACCTCAAATTATACAATTGGATTCTCAACATTCCACAAGTTCAGAGATAATGAAAAAGTAGTATACAAAACTGATAAGCAAAAAGCAATTACAGGACTGTCTACAGATGCTTTCTATTATGCATCTGTAATTGATGGGTTGACAATCAAGTTATATAAAACTGAAAGCGATTCAATATCTGGTATAAACACAGTTGCTCTAACTGGTTTAGGATCTGGTGTTCATAGTATAAAATCTTCAGAGAAAAAAAGAATTATCACTGATATTGTAATTAGTAACACTGGCACTGGATATCAGAACAAAAGCAGAACATGCACGATATCGGGTATCAACACTGCTATCAACACTATCAATATAGATTCTCATGGATATGAGACTGGAGAAGAAATTGTATATTCAAACACTGATGGTATAATTGGTGGTCTTACAACAACATCAAATTATGTTGTAAGTAAAATCAACGAAGATTCCTTTAAACTAGCTCCTGTTGGTTTAGGTTCTACATCTAAAACTCAATATTTGGACACTGAGCAGTTTATTGAATTTACTTCAACTGGTAGTGGTGTTCATTCTTTCAACTATCCACCAATTACTGTTACACTCACAGGTAACATTGGAGTATCAACTTTAGCAAATCAAGACTTTACTGCAAAACTCAATCCGATTTTTAGAGGTTCTATTGACTCTGTTCATTTGACTTCCAATGGTAGTCAATATGGAAACGAGAGAATCATTAATTATAATAGACAACCAACATTTGAGTTGTTGAGTGGAAGTGGAGCAGAACTAGTTGCAATTGTAAATAATGGTCGAATCGTTGAAGTATTGGTTTCTCGTGGGGGATCTGGATATAATTCCACACCAGAACTAATAATCAAAGGTGTTGGTGATTATGCAAAATTAGTGCCTGTTGTTGAAAATGGCGTAATCACAAGCGTCAGTGTTGTTAGTGGTGGAATTGGATATACATCTGATACTCTTATTGAAGTTGAAGCATCTGGTAAGGATTGTAGATTATTTGGAAGTATTCAAAACTGGACAGTAAACCTGTTTGCAAAATATTTCAATACATTAGAAGGTGATGATGGTGTAATATTTGAATCAGATAGAAAAGAATATGGACTTCAATATGGTCACATTTATGTACCTAGAAAACTAAGAGAAACATCTTTCGCAAAATCACAAGGAGGCGGTAACCCACTTGAAGAAGACTTGACTTTATATGGTGTATCAGATCTTAGAATAGTTAATAATGAAGAGGCATCTTCTTCCTATCACTCACCGATTATTGGTTGGGCGTATGATGGAAATCCAATCTATGGTCCATATGGATATACCACACCAGAGGGAGGAACAGCAAAACTGATGAAGACTGGATATGAGTTAGTTACTGACTCAAATAGACCCAGTGTTTCAAATTTCCCAACAGGATTTTTCAATGAAGATTATCAATTCAAAGGAAACGGTGATTTAGACGAACATAATGGAAGGTTTGGTATTACTCCAGATTATCCAAATGGAGTTTATGCATATTTTGCAACATTATCTGATGGAACTGTAGATACAGACGGTCCATTTGAAGGATTCAAGAGACCAGAATATCCGTATTTTATTGGAACATCATTCTATTCCGAACCAAACCCATTCAACTTCCGTAAGAGTTCTAATCAGGATGAATATGATCTGAACAACTTCCAGTGGTTTAGAAATACAACAAATTATAAGTTGCTTGGATCAAATAGTTCTTATGATTATGTTTTCAATTCAAATAAACTAAAAGTTCAGAATGTAGATATTAAGTTTGCTAAAAAGGGATCTGTAACTAATATTGGCATTCTAACTGGTGGAAATAATTATAGTGTAAATGATAGATTATTATTTGACAATTCTGGTACAAGTGGAAAGAACGCATCATCAAAAGTTAGTCATGTTTTTGGTAAGGATGTTGTAAATGTAGGAGTAACATCTTCTGTTACTCTCAATGTAGAGTTCCAAGTTGTTGATAATAGAGGAAATGTAACAGCATTTACTACATCTCCACATGGACTCAAAAATTCAGAGATACTAAGCGTTTCTGGACTAAGCACTGAGTTTTCAAAAATTGAGGGATCATATAATATTGGTGTTAGAACAGATTCTTTTGTAACTACTTTAGGAATTGGAACAACTGGAGTAACAGGTCTGACCACATACTTCTATGTTTCAGGATTGCTCGGATTCCCATATATCAGGGAAAATGACATTCTTGGTATTGGCACTCAAGAAAAAGTAAAAGTTCTAAATGTTGATGCTAATTCGCAAAGAATAAGAGTCGTAAGAGAACACGATTCTACTGTTGGATCGGCATACAGCAGCGCGTCAGTATTGACTGAGAATCCTAGAAAATTCAATATTGTTACAGGATTCAAAACTGAGTTTTCACTTC